AAGAACAGTAGATCCTGCACTGATTGCAAGCTCTTTAAATGCTCCTGTTACACGTTGCTCTAGTCGTAGGTCTTCCTCAAACTGAGTAGAAACCGCAGAGTCAATTCTTGTATTTGCCCCTGCACTAGCAAAATCAGCATCTTTTTGCATAACTTCTAGACCAAGTGTAGTAGTGCCAAAGTCTTTGCGTAGAATTTTACTAACAATATGTGCCTCGTAAATTTCTTTATTTGTTACACTTTGTCCACCACGATCAGCAAAACTCTTCTTGCTAGTTCTCATAGCTTCAAGTTCATCTGCTTTTTCTTTAAGATCGGATTCATACTTCTTAATAACTTCATCGATCTCACTATCTTTTGCAGCTTTAAAGTCTTTTTCAACATCTGCTAAGAGCTTTTCTGCTCCAGTTTCTATTCCAGACTTAATACTAGCCTGAATTTTTTCGGCTTCAAGAGCCTTTGCTTCTTCTGCTTCTGCCACTTTTGTAGCTTCTGCTTCTTCCGCAGCTTTTGCCTCGGCCGCTTTCATTGCAATCTTAGTAGCAGTTTCCTCTGCCACCTTTTTAGCAAAAGCTTCCAAGTCGATTTCGGGAGTTTTTGTTTCTTCCGACATTTCTATCTCCTGTGAAGAGGAATCTTCCTCGCTTTTAAAAGTTGTTTTGAAATCCTCGTAAGCCTCTTTAGACTCGAAAGATTTCGCTAGAGAAAAGGTTGCTGCTTGATTGCATGGTACCGATACCACTGATACTTCAAACAACTCAGCGTCCTTTATTTGTAGTCCGTCAGTTTCCTTGATATAGTCAGCATCCTTGACTTTGAAACCGACAGAAAACGCTCCAAGGACACCGTCTTTGATTAAATCTGCACACTCGGCATGTTTACTAATCTTTGCCTCCATGTGTAAGCCATCTGCTGTTGGAGTAACTTTTGTTGCTCGTCCAATTGGCTTATTATAATCATGATTAAATAATATAATAGGGTTCTTTTCGAAGTTTCCAAGACCACCTTTTGCCCATGCTTCTGCGGAGATAGAATCTCCTACACGATCAAAATCAGCAGTACTTGCCATACCACGTACCATTACAGATCCATCTTCATGAACCTCTGATTTAAACGTAGAGTGTAAGTTAAATACTTTATTCATTTACTTCGCCTTCTTTTCTGCTTTTGGAGCAGGCTTAGCTTTGAGAGCAGGTTTTGCTTTTACAGCAGGTTTTTCTTTTGGAATACTAATACCGTTAGGGTATCTTAATTTTAACGCATTTTGCATTTTACCCCAGTTTCCAAAAGCTTGTCTAATTATAGTAGGATTTATAAATCCTGCATCATTTGCATCTCTAAACTCTATAGGAGTTAGTATTTTTCCTTTCTTTGTAAAATATACTTGCAACTGATCCAGTAGATTGTTCTTTTTACTTCGACTATATATTGCCATTTACTCTTCTCCCTCGTTTGGTCGTCCACCTTCTGCGGGATTTCCCGCAGAACCAGCAACATTTGCTGGTATACGAATTTCTTCTGTTCCTTCTATTTCTTCAAAGCCAAGACGTTCTCTAGCCTCTGCTGCTGTAATAATGCCTCCATTTACAAGAGAGGTATAGTATGCTGATGCATCTCTTAACTCTGGCTGTAAAGCTGGTATATCTGATATATCTTCTGATATTTTAAATCCAAAATATCTTGATAGTCCAAAATTTATTTTTCGTACAATTGGTATTATTGTTTCAAGATAATATAGTCTCATATTTGGACGTATATTTGCATTGTTTCCTGAATCTAACATTATCGGAGGAACTCCCAATGCTTTTAATATTATTTTTTCATTCTGCTCTATGGAATTCTGAAAATCTAAGTCTTTAAAATTTGCCTGAGAATAACTATCAATCTCAATTCCGCCATCAAGAACTAAAGGTCTTCGTCCCCCTGTGTCTGGTTGATATCTTTGTTGCCATGCAACTATCATTCTATCTTTGATTTTATCAGATAAAGTATTTGGTGATTTTAGTACTAATCCTGGAACTGCTCCGTTCTTGAAAAAATTATCCTGAAATCTTCTCATTGAATATATTAGATGCATTGTTCGTAATGCTGGCTTTAACCTTGATACACCTCTATAGATTGAATGAAAAGAATTTTCTTTTATATGAATAATTTCTTCTGGGGTATAATCTATTGAGTTTAAACTATAGCGATCAATAAAAGTTTTTTCGTCTGCTTTTACTCGTACTTTATCTGCAGGCAAGTGATATATGTGAGCACCATCAAAATAAATAAAAATATTTCCATCAAGAAGATAGTCTGTTACTAAATTACGTTTAAAAGTATTTATATCTTGATA